TGCATATTTTTTTGCTTCATCTATGAGTCCTATTCTATAATGTAGTTCAACAAGTCTATGTAATGCTTCCTCAATGTAGACTGTTGTATCATATAGCTCAACAACTTGTTTAAATCTATTAATTGATGCAATCCATTTTTCTTTGTTCATATAATATCTTCCAAGAAATATTTCCTTTGAGGCTAAAACATCATTTATTAAACATCCAGGAGCATTCTGGGGTAAAGGAATACCAGAAATTATAGAAGATTTACAAGGTGTATGTAATGCTGCAGCCCGTGCATTAATAAATAACATGGGTATATCAAGTGGACCACAGGTTGAAGTAAACCTTGAAAGGATTCCACCTAATGAAGATATTACACAAATGCACCCATGGAAAATATGGCAGGTTACTAATGACCCACTAGGTTCTAGTTCTCCTGCTGTTAAATTTACACAACCTGATGATAATGCTAATACATTAATGGGTGTGTATGATAGGTTTGCTAAACTAGCTGATGACCACTCAGGCATACCATCTTATTTACAAGGCGACATAAATGTTAAAGGAGCTGGACGCACAGCGTCAGGTCTTTCAATGTTGATGGGGTCTGCAGGTAAAGGTATACGTCAAGTAGTTATGCACATTGATAGTGATGTTATAAAGCCTATTGTTCATAGACAATTTGTTTACAACATGCGATATGATGAAGATGAATCAATTAAAGGCGACGTAGAGATACTACCAAGAGGTGCAATTAATCTCGCAGTTAAAGAAACTGTTAACGTTCGTAGAATAGAATTTCTTAATGCAACTGCCAACGAAATCGACATGGGTATCGTTGGTCAAGAAGGCCGTGCCGCGATACTTCGTGAAGTGGCTAAGAGTTTGCAAATGCCTGTGGATGAAATCGTTCCTTCTAGGGAAAAAAATAATTATCAATCTGAGATGAGAGCAAAACTTCAACAAGAGGCACAAGCCCAACAAGTTGAAAGTGGAACTCCTACTCAGCCTGATGGTAGCCCAAAAGGTGGAATGGATGGAAACATAGTTAACAACCGTAGCATTGGGAGGAAGTCATGATAAGACCAGACCTTAAAGTTGTTAAAGCTTTAGCGACTGTTGAACGCCAACATACTGACATTTTAATATGGTTAGAAGCGTGGCGAAAACATGAGCTAGACCAGCTACCAAATGTTACACAGAATGTGGCACTCGCACAGGGGCGATGCCAAATTTTAAATGAGATAGTAAAGCTCATTAAAGAATCCCCCGAATACGCAGCAAAGTCATGAGACAGCTGTTAATTAACGCACACCAATAGGAGCGAAACATTATGACATTACCAAAGCAAGTTCAAAAACAATCTGAGGATGTACAAGCATTGTATAAGGAACTCAACGCAGAACCAGAGAAGAAAATGGAAGAACAGCCAGCTGCTACTGATACAGGATTAGATGTACCAGAACAAGAATTAGCTAAAGCTTCTCCTGAAGTACCTGTTGAGGAAGATACAACTGCACCATCCGACAGTGTAGAAAAACAAGCACCTACGTCTGAGGCTGATGAGCACAGCACAACAGACACTCAAGAAAGTAAAGACTCTTGGGAACAAAAGTACAAAACGTTACAAGGTATGTATAACGCTGATATTCCACGTTTAAATGGAACAAACAGAGAGTTAAACAACCGCGTATCCCAACTAGAAACTTTGTTAGGAACAATTAATAAAGAAGAAAAAGCCGTTGAACCAACACCTGTTGAAAAGTTAATAACTGACGACGATGTAAAAGAATATGGTGATTCTATTGATATTATGCGTAAAGCAGCAAAAGAAGAGTTTGCAGGAGAATCGGCTCGTGTAAATAAGTTGGAGCAAGAACTTAGACAGTTGCAAATGAATGTTGTACCACAAGTACAGCAAGTTCAAATGGAACAAAAAACGTCTAGTGAAAATGCATTTTGGAATACTTTAAACCAAGAAGTACCTAATTGGAATGAAATTAATAGCAATCAAGACTTTCAGTCATGGCTGCTTGAGATTGACCCCCTTACAGGTATTAATCGCCAAACGTATTTAGAAGACGCACAGAAGAAACTAGATGCTAAAAGAGTGGTTAATTTTTTTAATACTTGGGGACAGGCCAATGGTAAAGTTGATGATGCTCGTGAGAATCGTAAAGCTCAGACTCAATTAGCCAAACAAGTTGCACCAGGGCGAAGCCGTGCTGGACAACCTGTAGGTGGTGAAGGTAAAACATACTCAACTTCTGACATTAAAAAATTTTTTGAAGATGTTAGATTTGGTAAGTATAAAGGCCATGAGGATGAGAAGAAACGAATGGAACGTGATATTTTCGTTGCACAACGAGAAGGTCGCATAACTAGTTAATTAACAATAGGAGGCTATTATGGCTTTTGCAACATCACCAGGCAATCCAGCGTATACAGGAAACTTTATACCTGAAATTTGGTCTGGTAAGTTGATTGAGAATTTCTACGATGCTACGGTATTGGCAGCAATCTCAAACACTGACTACGAAGGTGAGATTCGTTCAATGGGTGATACGGTAAATATCCGTACAACTCCAGAAATCACCATTCAAACTTACGTCAAGGGACAAACGCTTGCGGTTGAAAACCCTGACAAAGCTAAACTACAGCTCATTATTGACAAAGGCGAATATTTCGCATGTGTTGAAGATGACGTTGACCAAGTACAAACAGACATTGCTCTTATGGACACATGGTCTAAAGACGCTTCAGAGCGTATGAAGATTAAAATTGACCAAAGAGTATTGACTGACTTATTAACTGATGTAGCTGCTGCTAACAAAGGAGCATCTGCAGGTGCAATTTCTGGAGACCTTAATATTGGGGTTACCAGTTCACCTATAGCTATTAGTAAAACTAATGCTATTGACCAAATAGTTAATATGGGTACTGTACTTGATGAGGCTAACTGTCCAGAGAGCGATAGATTTATCGTTATCCCTGCTAAGATGGCTGGTCACATTAAGCTATCTGACCTTAAAGATGCGTCAATTACTGGAGATGGTACATCTCCGTTAAGAAACGGTCGTTTAGGAATGATAGATAGATTTACAGTCTATGTAAGTCACAACCTATACAAGAACGGAAGTGAGTTCAGCATTATTGCTGGTCACAAAATGGGGTTTACATTTGCGTCACAAATGACAAATATGGAAACAATTCGTTCAGAAACAACATTCGGGAACATTATCAGAGGCCTGCAAGTTTATGGATACAAAGTTGTAAAACCAGAAGCTTTAGCCGTTGGTATTGTAACCGTTTAATTTAGGAGACTAACATGGCTGCATATACAGACACGCATGGCTTTAATAAAGGTTCCGCGGCACACCCTGCTCAAGGAATTAATAGAGTCGGCTACATGGAAGTAAATTTAAATTTCGCTACCATAACTGCGGACAGAGTTACAGCAGGTGCTACGGCATTAGCGGCTGGAGACTCTATCGAAGTACTTAGCGTACCAGCGAACACTTTAGTGTTAGCGGTAGGTGCAACTACAGTAACTGCAGAAGGTGCGGCATCAACATTTGACATTGGTTTAACTGGTGGTGATGTTGATTTGTTTGTTGATGGAGGTGATGCTAACTCAGCAGGAACCACTTCATCAAACGGTGCAGGGCTAGATGGCGATAACCAAAGCCATTACTTTGCAGCTGCAGACACTATTGATATGCTTATTGGTGTATCTGGTGCTGTAACTGATAGTGCTGTAATAAAAGTGTGGGCAGTTGTTGTTGACTGTTCATAATAAAACATAGCAACGGTTGGGGGGTTTTCTTGTATTAGCCCCCCAACTATAACATAGGAGATAGAAATGGCAGGAAGATGGTTAAGAAATACAGTTGATGGAACAATTTATGGTTGGAATGAAATACTAGCTGAAAATCCTAAGACTGAAGAAGTTACTGAGGAACAAGCGTTTCCAGAAAAATTTATGACTAAAGAACAAAAAAGTCGTAAGCCAAAAGTTAAATTAGGAACAAAAAACATTCCAGTTAAAAAAACATCTAAGGTAGAATTAGAAGAAGAAGTTACACGAAGTGTAGAGAAAAAGAGTAAAAAATGATTTTAAATGATGTAGTTACTGAAGTTAGAAGAATACTACAGGATGAAAATACTCCTCAAAGATATTCTGACACAGTGCTTATAGGATTTGCAAATCAGTCTTTAAAACGTATTGCAGTACTTAGACCAGATTTATTTGCGTACGTTAGCACTATGACTTGCACAGAAAATGAAGTTATACAATCAGCACCTGCTGATTCAATACGTATTATAGAAGTTTTTTCAGTAAGTGGTGGTAATGGATGCATAGAAGTTAACAGAGAATCATTAGACCAGTCTTATCCTCAATGGATGAATGACACTGCATCAGCTGCAGTAAACTGGATGAGACACACAAGAAATGCTAATAAATTTTTTATATACCCTAAAGCTCCAGCTAACCAAGTATTAGATATTGAGTATGCACAGACTCCGCCAACTTATGATGGAACTACAACAGTTGCTTTGTTATCTGATGCTTATTTTCCAGTAGTTGTAGATGCTACAGTGTTTATAGCCGAATCAGTAGATAATGAACATGTTAATTCAAATAGAGCAAAACTGTTTTTACAATCATTTACATCAGCTCTTGGAACTAATTTAGCTAGTAGAATTACAACAGATACAGAAGAAGGTGGTATGCTACAAGTTAATGCACAAAAAACTAGCGTTACAGAGGACTTAACATAATGGCTGGAACTAGAACATTTCTTGATATTGTAAATAGATTGTCACCTAGTGTTCCAGGATGTCCTACGCCAATCATAGAGCAATACGTTCGTGATGCAGCAATCGAGGCGTGTGAACGTACTCTCGCGTGGAGATACGAACAACCACGAATACGTTTGGTTGTAGGTGCACATGACTATGCGTATGAAAGCCCAAGTGATGCTGAAGTACATGCGTTTATTACAGCTACTGTAAATGATGAAGTATTAACTTCTGTTACATTAGATAAATTATATGAGTTGTATCCTAAATGGCCCAACCAACCTTCTACATCAAGAGCAAAACCTAGACATATAACACAATTAGACCCTGACCATTTTTCAGTTGCTCCTATACCTGACAGTGCTGAGTCTTATGATGTACGAATGATTGTATGTTTAAAGCCTTTAAGAACAGCAACAAGTATGGATAAATCAGTTTTAGATGAATTAGAAAATGTTGTTATGCATGGAGCGTTGCAGCATTTATTAGTATTACCAGATAGAAGCTGGAGTGATAGAGAGTTAGCTTCGTATCATGCAAAACAGTTTATATTTAAATTACAAGAACGTAGAGCTAGAGCTAATTTAGGAGCTGGAAGAGCATCTATAAGAGTTCAATCAGGAAATTTTGGGTGAGGTAAAGTATGTCAGACGTAATAAAACTAGTTAAAGGAGACGAGCTACCGCTAATTATATTAACGTTAACTGATGATGTAGCTAACACAGCACTAGATTTATCGGCTGGAACTACTTCAGTGACTGTAAAATTTAAAGCTGTAGGTGGAACATCAGTATTATCTACAATAAGTTGTGCAAAAACAACTGATGGCTCAGATGGTAAGATACAATTTAGTTTTTCAGGTGGTGTATTAGATGTTGATGAAGGTTCGTATGAAGGAGAAATTATAGTTAATTATAACGGTAGTTTGCACACAGTATATGATTTATTAAAATTTAGAGTTAGGAGTAGTTTCTAATGGCTAATATAAAACTTACATCAGCTTTAGCAGCAACAGCCATATCATTTACAATAAGTGTTAGTAGCATTTCTTCAGCTGTATCTGGTGAAACAGAAGTTGTTGCATCTTCAGCTTTAGGAACAAGGATATCATTCAGTCATGAATTAATACCAACTAGAAATATAGCGGGTGTTTCAGTTAGTATATCAGAAGTAGATATAAAAACTGTAAGTTCTGTTTTAAGTGACACACCATCTATAACAGAAACCCCAGTTATAAATGTAAGTCAGGTTTCTACTGATTCATTTTCTGTATCAGATGCTCCAGTATTTAATCTCTCACAAGTTTTAGCTGATACTGCTAGTATTTCAGCGACTCCAAGCAAAATCTTTCAATCTGAAGTTGATTTTGATTTATCTGATACTGATATAGACCCAGACCCAGTTACTGTGTCTGATGCTATTGTTGTTCAGTTTGAATATGAGTTAGCAGATACACCATCTATAGCAGATTCACCAGCACTAAATGTAACACCTGCAGGTAAATCAGATAGTTTTTCTGCCTCAGATTCGCCAGTGTTACAACCAAGTTTAGCACCAACAGACAGTGTTACGCCTGGGGACAGCGGTGGATTAGCAATCAATTACGTGTATACTGATGTAGATGACACTACATTAGGAGGACATTATTTTAACCAAACTCCAATTAATCCTGGAGGGTATGAATAGAGGATAAATTATGATAAGTGATTTAATAAAAATGAAAGGTGACTTAAAAATTACAGTTACCAATCCAGAAGGTAAAATTAAACAGGAAGTAGAAGTTCCTAATTTAGTTGTTACTACAGGAAAAAACTTTATTGCATCCAGAATGAAAGATGCTAGTGCTACTGCTATGACACACATGGCTATTGGTACAGGCAGCACTTCAGCAGCAGCTGGAAATACTGCTCTTGGCAGTGAAGCAGGACGAGTAGCACTTACGTCTACAACTGTTACTGATAATGCTGTAGCTTACGTTGCGTCTTTTCCAGCAGGAACAGGCACTGGAGCAATAACTGAAGCAGGACTACTCAATGCAAGTTCAAGCGGAACTTTGCTATGTAGGACTGTGTTTTCTGTAATTAATAAAGCTTCTGGGGATACATTAGGTATTACTTGGACTGTAACTGTAAGTTAATAAAAGGAGATTTGTTTAATGACCGTTCTATTTAAAAACAATGCTCATTCGACATTAGCTTCTAGCATTGCAGATGATGCTACAAGTATTACTCTTGCTTCAGGCCATGGAAATGCTAGGTTTCCAGTAACAGCAAGCCCAAATTATTTTTACGCAACTCTCATTGATGGTTCAAATAACTTAGAGGTTGTAAAATGTACTGCAAGGTCTAGTGATGTTCTTACAGTTGTTAGAGCTCAAGAAGGTACCTCGGCAAGAGCTTATTCTACAGGTGATAGAATAGAGCTTAGAATTACTGCACAAGGTTTAGAAGATTTAAATGGTACACGAGCTAGTGAATATAAATCAGATTGGGGTAGTTCATCAGCCCCTATAACTCATACTGTAACTGTTGGAACTAAAACAGGTGCACACCCCTATACAGGCGTAGGTTCTAGTAGTGCTTATTTTATAGACAACATAGAGTCGCCTGTTCTAGCGTTTGATGGTGCAGATACAGGTAAAACATACTACTACAGATTTGACCAAGCTGACTCTAGTAATGATGGACATCCTTTAAGATTTTATTTAAACGCTGCAAAAAGCACAGCTTACACAACTAATGTATCAACAAACGGAACACCTGGTACTGCTGGTGCGTACACACAAATACAAGTTGATGAGTACACACCAAACCTATTGTACTATCAATGTAGCAGTCATGCTCACATGGGTAATTACATACATCATATTTCTAATATGCACAATAGTAATGGCGTGTTGTTTAAAATGCCAACAGCAGATGGCTCTGCTGGGCAAATATTAAAAACTGATGGCTCTGGAGTATTAAGTTTTGTAGCAGCAGCAACAGCTACATACCCAACCGTTACAGGAGTAACTCCTTCAGCTACAGGTAATACTGCAGCTAACCTTGTTATTGCGGGGACAAATTTTGTTATAACACCGCAAGTAGAATTTATTAACTCATCTGGGGTTATAACTTTACCAAACAGCATTACAAGAGACTCAGCTACACAGCTTACAGTCAATGCAACATTAGGCACAGATGGAACATATTTTATTAGAGTTGAAAATCCTGACGGCCTAGCAGCTCGTAGCTCATCAGCAATTCTTACAGTATCAGATGCACCTACATGGAGTACAAGTGCTGGTAGTTTAGGAACAGTAGCAGCAGGAGCATCAGTATCTTTAGATGTAGATGCTTCATCAGACTCAACAGTAGCGTTTAGTGAAACTACGAGTGTGTTAACCAGTAATACTGACACACCTGCAAGTACCATGAATTTAACACTTAACTCATCGACTGGTGCAATAACAGGAACAGCACCAGCAGCGACAAGTGAAACGACTTATAATTTTACATTAAGGGCAACAGATGCAGAGAGTCAAACAGCCGATAGGGCATTTAGTATAACCATATCAGTAGGAATGAATAATTCAGGACAATTTAACTAATGGCAGATTCATATTTAACAAGAGCAGTATCATCATCAGGTAATCAAAAAACTTACACAGTATCTGTATGGGTAAAACAATCATCTTATAGCACAGGTAGTAACACTATTTTTAGTAGTGATGTTGAAGATGATGGAGCTAACTATGGAAGTTTATCTATAGAGTCAGATGGATTGTTAAAATTTATTAACATGACAAGCAGTTCCTTAGTAACTAATTATCAA